ACCAGGCTGTCCTCCCGGCATATCCGGCAGGGCTGCTCCAGCTCCGCCAGGAGGTTGGAGATCAGGCAGGAAGCCTCCGCCCAGTCCTTACACGCTGCCCGCCGCATCCATGGCCTCCACGGGGGCTTTGTCAACCACGGCCTTGTCCGCGCTGTTGGCCTCCAGGGTCATCTTGAGTGTGGTAAGCTGTTCGTTGAGGCGTGCAAGGGCGCTCTGGGCGCTTTCCTTCTCGCTCTTCTCGTGGGACAGCTTGGCCTCCAGCTCCGCCACCTGGGCCGTCAGGGCGGCCACGTCGCTGTCCTCGCTGGTGCGGGTCAGTTTCAGCCCGTGGGAGACCACGCGGAAGGGGCCGGTGTAGGTCGCCGTGGTGCTGCCGTCCTCGGCCAGCACCTCAATGGGACCGGCACAGAACGCGGCCAGGGCCTCGTCGCTGATGCCGCCGGGCAGCTCTGCCACCACGGCCTGGCGGGGGACCCCGCCGATGTTCTCCGTCACCACCGTGAAGCCCTTGTCGCTGACGGTGTGATTGCCTGCTTTAATCATGTTCGTGTCCTCCTCTTATCCGATGTTGATGTAAACGTCGCCGTTGGCCCCCAGGCTGGAGGCGGGAGCGCCGTTGCCGAAGTAGATGTTGCGGAAGCCCTTGGTGCTGCCGCTGGTGGGCGACACGCCGGACACGCCGCCGGTGAACGCTCCGCCCGTCTTGGGCATTTTCTGGTCTGCATAGGCAAAAATGTCCTGGGCCTTGCCCTTGGGGTCATAGACCGCCTTGGTCATGTCGCCGGGGTTTACAGCGTCCGCGCCCTTGGGGATGCCGAAGTCGAAGATGGGGGCAGCGTCCGGGCTTCCGGCCCGCCGCTTCACCGTGGCCGCACTTCCGGCGGCCAGCGTGGTGGTCGTCCCCACCTGGATGTTAGGGGTAGAGCCGTCGGCACCGGCGGGTCCCTGTGCGCCGGTCGCGCCGGTCGCGCCTTTGGCCCCGGTCTCACCCTGGGGTCCCTGGATGCCCTGCTCTCCCTTCGGGCCTTGAGCGCCGGTCGCGCCCTGCGGGCCTCTTGCACCCTGCACGCCCTGGGGTCCCTGCGGACCCACAACCTTGCCCAGATCAATGGTAGGCATAGATGGTTCCTCCTTCCGTCAGATGTTTAGGCATAGATGCCCTGCATCGTTGATGTAATAGTCCGGGGCCTCGTTGCCGGTGTAGGTACACAGCAGATGCCCCTCGTCGGTCACGCTGAAATTGACCATGCCAGCCGTCTGCACGGCCACGCCGTCGATGCCGCGCGGTCCTTGCGGCCCCTGCACGCCCTGGGGTCCTTCCGGTCCCGTGGGTCCAACCGGGCCAGCAGCGCCTTGAACGCCCTGGGGTCCCTGGATGCCTTGGATGCCCTGGACGCCGCGCTCGCCGGTCAGTCCGCGCTCGCCCTGGATGCCCTGCTTGCCGGTCTTGCCCTGGGGCCCCTCTGCGCCCTGTTCTCCCTGGTCGCCCTTGGAGGCGATAAGCAGCCAGTGGGCACCCTCCACGCCTCCGGCCACGTCCAGCTCAGGGGCCACGCCCTTGCACGCTGCCTTGCAGATGTAGGAGCTGCCCAGCCTGCTCACCTTCTGGAGGGGCAGATAGGTCTTTGCGCTGTCATAGGCTTCCCACACCTTCACGGCCTCCTCGGCCTGCTCCAGCGCCTCGATGGCGTTTCCCACCAGGGTGCTCACCTGGGGTACAATGCCGTCGATCTGGGTCTGGAGCTGCTGCGCCTGGGTGGGCGTCGGCTCTTTCGGCGTGGTGTAGGCGTCGTTCGGCTTCACCAGAAGATGGTCCGTCACCGTGATGGCAACGGCGGTGGGGTCGCTCTCCCGGAAGCCCTCAATGGTAAAGCTGCACCAGCCCTCCAGGGCCAGCGGCTCCGCCGGAATGGCCGTGTCGAAGGTCAGCGGGTCCTTCTTTGCCACCAGGTCCTCCACGCTGTTGTACAGCAGCACCGCCACGGGGCTTTCGCCCAGGGCGTTGCGCCAGATGATGCGCTTGGAGAACGCCTCCCAGTCATCGCTCATAACGATGTGCAGGCCGGTCACATTGGCCTCGCCCTGCACGCCCGCGTTCTTGCTGTCCTTGCGGACAAATTCGCCGGTCACGGTCACATTGATGGTCCTGTCCATAGGGGGTCTACCTCCTTTCTGTATGATAAAAGGCGCGGCGGGGCGGAAGGGTCGGTCCCTCCATACCTCGCCGCGCCGTGTCGCAGCCGCTTTTAGGGTCTCGCGGTGTGCCTGTTCAGTTAGATGTTGCGGGCCTTGGCCTCGGCAGCGTAGGCGCTGCTCTCGCGCTCAATGAGGTTTGCGGTGGCGTTGTCCTGGGCCATGCTCTGCTCCAGGACCTCCGCCACATAGGCGGGCACCTGCACGGTCTCGCCGCGCTTGATCTGGAAGCTGCGGCCATTGACGGCCACAAAAACGTCATCCTTGTACTTGTCGTTGTCCTTGAACAGACGGATGGGCACAAGGTCGTTCGGCTTGGGCGCGGCGGGGGCGGTCTCTTTTGCCGCCTCCAGGGTCTCCTTGGCTTTGGCCTGGGCCTCTGCCACAATGGCAGCAGCTTCCGCCTTGGCCTTGGCGATGATGTCCTCCGCCTCGGCGGCGGGGGTAGCCTGCGGCTCATTGGCGGCGGTGTCTTTCTTGGTTGCCATGATGAATTACCTCCTAACACGCTTTCGCGCTGTGTCTTCTGTTGTTTGCCTGTTCGGTCAGATTTGCCCAGCGGCAGTTGCCCGGCTCATAGTTCCCATTCACATCAATGCGGTCAATGGTGCATACGCCATATGGCGCATCTTCATCGTAGCCGCTTGCAAGCGCCCAGTCCCGAAAGGCCGGGTAGGAAAGCCATTGTTCGCATACTCGGATGCCGCGCCCGCCGTAGCAAGAATAGCGCTTATTATGCGGGTTTCTGCACCGGCTCAGCATCGCCGCCCACACGCCATAAAGCCGCGTTCCGAAGTCGCCATGCTTTCGTTGAGCGGCAACGACACGCTTGGTTGACAGCTCCGCATTTAGGCAGCCGCAGCTCTGGGTCACGCCAGCACGCAGAGAGGACCCCCGCGTAATGATTTCTTTGCCGCAGTCGCACTTGCAGCGCCACAAAGCGCAGCGTTGTCTATCTCGCCCGGCCCGCTCCAAAGTAGTGAGACGCCCAAACCTGCATCCGGTAATGTCTTTTGACTTGTCCATAATCTGCCGCCTTTCACAGTCTGCCTTGTATGCTGAACGCAGGGAAGGAGGCAAGGCCACCTCTTTTCGGGAGCTACCCTATCCCTGCGTTTTCGCTGATTTTGGTTAGGAGTTGAACGTCGAGCAGCACTCAATCCTTACCATATACGCCTCTACCAGGCGCTCCGCCACCTTGGTGGCCTTCCAGCCAGCGGTTGCACGCTGGTCCAGGGGGTCGGCAGTACCGGCAGAGCCGAGCTGCTTCACGATGTGCTGGAGGCCGCCGCCGGTGATCTCCGTCACGCCGTAAGCGTCCGCACCCAGAATGAGGGTGGAGTACACGTCGCGGGCGGATGCCTTGGGGGTGCCGGTCTCGTAGTCCTTGCCCGCGTGGGTCCAGACCTTGGCCTCGCTGGTCTCCACGAAGCGGACGCCCTCGATGCGTCCGATCTCGCCCTCGTAGATGCCGTCGGGGTCGGAGTAGGTCTTGACGTTCACCCACTTGGGGTCGGACATCAGGTCGTAGGAGCAATCCGGGTGGATGATGCCCGCGTAGTAGCCGTTGATCTTGGGCGCGTTCATCACCTTGAGATAACGGACAGCGCGGCGCACGGCGTCCACGGTCAGGTAGTGGTTCTGGCTGTCGGTGGTGCTGCCGCCGCACAGGTTGGCGCGGCTGTCCACCTGGCCCTCGGCGTACTGCACGTTGGTGCCGCCGTTCAGCACCTCGCGGGTGATGGTGTCCAGGGTGCGGCCCGCCTGGCTGCCCAGCAGCTTGGTGGCCTGCACCAGGTTGTTGTCGATGGCGGAAAGCAGCAGCATATCGGACAGCTCGATGAAGCCGCCGTACTGCGCCACAGTCGCGGTGATGACGCCCATGTTGAGCTTCTG